CTCCCACAGAAAAAGACCCGGCTCGCGAGAGCCGGGTCTTTTTTCGATCGTTGTGCGCCCTAAGGGATTCGAACCCCTGGCCTTCTGTTCTGTAGTCTCGCTGCTGCTCATCGTCGCCGCGATGGGGCCGCGCGCATGAACGGCATGACGTTCGAACAGCGCATCGAGATTCGCACCGCCGCCGAGCGGTGGGCAGCTGCCGAGTTCCAAGCAGGCGCACAGGGCAGCGTCGAGTTGGGACAAGTGGCTCACGAGGCACAGGCCGCGTTCTACGAGCTGCTGCGCCAGGTCGAGCTAGAAGGCCGGTCGTGATCGAATTGTTGCGTGCTCGATTCGCCTGTATGAACTTCCGTAGCTGAGAATCTTCACACTATGCAACATGTTCCCGATCCGTGGGGGGTCGCGATCGGTGGTTACCTACGCACGATGAAGGCGGCAGGCAACCCGGATACGTCGATCTATTCCCGCCGCCAGCACCTTGAAAACCTCGCCCGTAACCTCGACGTGGCCGACCCCTGGGCCGTAACGCGCGAGCAGCTGCGCGACTGGTTCGGCGATCGCAATTGGGCGATCGAAACCCGTCGCGGGCGACGCTCGTCGTTTCGCGCATTCTGGGCGTGGGGAGTCGACGAGGGACATTGTCCGGTCAATGTCGCCCTCGCGCTGCCTCGCGTCAAAGCCGCCATCCCGCACCCTCGGGCGATTCCCGAGCGGCTTTACCAGGAGGCGTACGCGCGCGCCGACGAGCGCACCAAGATCATGCTGCGCCTGGCCTACGAGAACGGTCTGCGGCGCGGCGAGATAGCCGTCATCCACGTCGAGCGCGACCTGTTCGAAGACCTCGACGGATGGTCGCTCGTCGTACATGGCAAGAACGCCAAGCGCCGCGACGCTCCGCTCTCGAAGCGGCTCGCGTTCGACCTGCGCGCGCTCGGGCCGGGCTACGCCTTCCCGGGCGCGATCAACGGGCACCTGTCCCCGCGGCGCGTGGGCGAGCTCGCTGTCGACGTACTGCCCGCGCCGTGGACGCTGCACACCATTCGGCACAACTACGGTCAGACCGTTTACGACGCGACGAAAGACCTCGGAGCGGCGCAGGAGGCTCTGGGGCACGCAAGCCCGATGACAACGCGCACTTACGTCGCGGTGTCACGCGACGTGGTGCGTGCTGCCAACGACGCCGTGCGGCGTCACAGGGGCGCGCTCTAAGGCGCTACGGTGAGCGCATGAACGTTGTTGAGGTCGTCATCCAGCTTGCTATCGCGATCGGGTCTCTCGTGATCGCCTACTTCGTCATCCGCGCCGCTGTGCTGTCAGCCCTGCGAGAGCACACCAAGACGAGCGTCGCCGCGGTCTCGCTCGTCACGTCGAACTTCCACAAGGCCGACAGCACTACCGAGTAGCCGGCTACTCCTTGGGCTCGTTCGTCGTCGCGTAGACGCCGGCGAACGTGCCGGCGGTGGTGAGCATCGCGGAGGCGATGGTAAGGCCGATGAACCAGCCGGAGCCGACCGTGACGAGGGCAACGGCCGTCGTCACACCGGAGCCGACGATCGCGATCGCTGCGCCAACGTATGCCTTCGCGGCGGTGGTCTTGGTGGGGGCCGCGTGGTCGGGGCCGGGGGTAGTGCTACTCATGGTCTGTTCCTTTCGGGGCTTTGTCGATGGTCTTTTCGAGGTCGTGGATACGGTCGCGTTGGTCGCGGTCGTCACCCCGGAGCGCTTTGAATTCCTCGCGCACCTCGCGGCGGAAGGCAGAGAATCCGCGCTCCAGCCGGCCGAGGGTGCTCTTGTTCTCTTCGTGGCGTGAGTCGGCTTCCTCGCGGAGGTTGGTGTCGTGGTTGTTCTCCACCTGGTCGCGGGTGGCCGCGGTGTCCTGGCGGATGCGGCGGACCTTGACGAGCGACACCGCCCCGATCACCGACGTGACCATTCCTGGCCCGGCGGCAATCAGGGCGATGAGCACTCCCTCGCTCACGCGCGGAGGTTCGCCTTCGCCTGAGCCGTCATGCGCTGGTTGAGGGCGAGGACGGTGCGGACGTCGGTGCCGTTGAGGCCGATCGCCGGACCCCAGACACGCTCGATGACGGCACCGGTGTTCCGGTCCGCCGCCCCGACTCCGTCGACCTCCTGACCCTCGGCACCACTGACGGCGTACTCGCCGCCGGGGAACACGAGAATCCAGGGGGATCCCCCGGGCTTGTTGGCTTCATAGATTGCAACGGGCATGTGGGCCTCCATCTTCTTGATGACCTGTTGGATGGGCGATGAACCGTCGCCCGCGGTGGCGGTGAGGTGGTCTTGGATGAACTGCCAGGGGTCGATCTTGTTTCCGGCACCCTGGTAGGCCCGTGGGCTGTCGCTGATGGTGATGTGCAGGTGCGGGCCTCGGGCGTTGCTCCCGGTGCCTCCCACGACGCCCACGTGCTCGCCGAGGGCCACGTGCTCACCGACGCTCACGAACGGTTCCTGCGCCTGGTGGAGGCCGGCCCAGTAGAGGCCGTTTCCCATGTCGACGCAGACGCAGTAGCCGTTGCCGCCGGTGGGCTCCCAGCCAGCGAAAACGACGGTGCCGGCGGTGATCGCGGGGATGAGCTCGCCGCCGAGGCCGTTGCCCCAGTCGGAGCCGGTGTGGCCGTACTGACGCGGAGGGGCCGCGTTCCCGAACGGATCGCTTGCGTCGTAGTGGCCGGGAAATGGATCGATGGTCTGCATCATGCCGCCTCGTGGTAGGTCAAAAAGTGGTCTGTGACGCGATCCGTGTTGGACGCGGACAGCGGCTCGAAGAACAGGTCGACGTCGTAGATGTCGCCGACCACGTAACCCGTGCCGGCGTTGAACAGTCGAAGCTCCGTCAGCGCATTGGGGCCGACCGCGCCGGATGCGACTGCGATGCCGTCGACGTAGAGCGTGCCGGCGCCGGCGACGACGGTCATGACGAGCACGTGCACGTTGGCGTCGATGAGCGGGCCGTTCACAACGGTGCCGCCGTTCATGAAGTAGCGGCCCGAGCTGATGCCGAGCGTCGCATTCGGCGCCGAGCTGACGAGCGCGCCGAACGCGGCCGGGAGCGTGCCTGTGGCCGATGCCACGACGGCGAGCGACCACGACGTCAGCGACAACACGTCGTTGGGTGTGGTGAGCAGCTGCGCACCGTTGCCGTGGAAGTACCGACGACCGTTCGCGGCAGTGCCAATCGTGGGCGCTGCCGCGACGGTGGCCTGCACGAGAGCAGGAACGCTCGCCTTCATCGGGCCGATGCTCGGTACTCGGAAGATGTGGGCGCCGTCCGGGGCGGTCAGGTGGTCGGCCGAGAACCGGGCGTACCCATCGATTGGCAGCGCCGTCACCGATCGCGTGGGGCGCCGGAGCGCGTTGGGCATCGGCGTGGTGGACCGGATTTGCAAATCAGACATGGTGTCTCCTTAGGCGGGGTCGATGTGGTCGAGAGCGACGAGCTCGGCGGTGATGCGCGGGCCGAGCGCGCGCTGCGTCTTGCCGGCCATGTGCGTGGGATCGGCTACCGACTTCATGAGCGACGGCGGGGTCATCCCGTCTTTGCGCGCCTGGAGGTCGTCGGCCGTCCACACGACGTCCTCGACGACATCCATCGCCTCATAGATCAGCCACTCGGCAAGCGACCACGAGTCACGAGGCCAGGTGCGCCGGATCTCCTTGCCGAGCTCCCAGGGCATATCGAAGGCCGGCGATCCGGGCACGGCCCGAGCGTCGATCGCCGGGGCCATGATGAACGCCCGACCGAACACGGGGGTTCGCGAGGCGATGATCGCGCCGATTGCCTCGATCGAGTTGTCGATGCTGGTCGGGGTCGTGATCTGGTCATTGCGGCCCAGGACGAGACCGAGCAGGTCAGCGGCGGTGGTCTCCCAGATCGCTGCCCGCCAGGTGACCACGCCGGCCGCCGGCACGACGGGCCCGGGTGTGACCGGCGTGATGGTGAATGGCGCACCAAAGGCGGCGGGCCGCTCCAGGATGGCCGGGTACTCGACGCCGGCGATCGTGAGCGCGCCGACCTGAGCGGTGAAGGCGACGTCGCCGCGATAGACGAGCGGGTCGAGCAGAGTCGCGACGACCGGGCCGGATGCGGGGAACTCGCCGCCGGCGAGGGTGAAGCGGGCGGCGAACGCTCCACCCATCAGCGCCACCATGTGACCGGTCGATCCGCCTTTGCCCTGGATCGTCATCGCGATATCCGGGCGGCCCATGTTGTTGTAGAACCGATCTTCCTCGGCCACGTCGAGGCCTGCCACGAACGAGTCCCCCAACCAGAACATGCTGGTTCGGGAGGGCGAGAGCGGGCAGAGGCCGGCCCGGGTCTGTACGAGAACCCGCGTGTGTGCGTGCGTGGCGACTCGGGCGTCTGGGGTCACGAACTTCGGAATGCTGAGATCGACTGCGGCATTCGATAGGTCGAGTGTGTCGGGGTCGATTTCGAGCGCGGTCGCGAATCCGTCGTTGGTTCCGAACCCGATGCCGGCGCCGTCGACGAGGGGCAGCTTGAGGTCTCGGCGCAGATAGTACTCGCCGATTTCGTGCACGCCGCCGTCGTCGCTGGCCGTCATGAAGGTTGGTTCGCCGAACTTGCCGCCGACGGATGCGCCGATCGTTTCCTCTTGGCCGTCGACAGGTGTGAGCAATCTGGGGTCTCCTCCCTCGATGAGTGAACGATTCGTGATCTCGGTGGCGACCGCTTCTGCAGCGGCCTCGGCCGGTGCGGGGTCGGACGCCAGGGTGGCGATCGCCACGTTTCGGGCGACGGTCTTGATCGATTGGAGACCCTTGTTGAGCAGGTCGGAGAATCGTCCGTTGGGCGCGGCGAGGTCATCCTCGCCGTGCACCCACGCGCCGTCGGCGTCGGTGTATCCGGGTCCAGCTACCATGCGCTGTGTCCTTTCACGGTCATGCGAGTGCGACGTCGCGTGTGACGACGTTCATCTCGTCGGCGGGGAAGCGCCAGGTGGTTGCCGACACAACGCCGGCGAGGGGTGAGGTGTCGGGTAGGTCGAGCGTGATCGGCATGCCGGGTTGCACGCGATAGTCGGAGACGGCCGCGACAGGCACACGGCGGCTGCGGGCCAATCTCGACTTGAGAATGCGTGCAGCTGCGCCCTTGCCGGGGAACGGGCGGTAATAGGTGACGACGTACGGCAGCCGGCTTGAACCGGGCACCTGGGCGGCGTCGTAGGCGGTCTGGGCGACGCCCGCTGAGTCGGTCCATTGGTAGACGACGAGCACTGACTCGGTGACACTTTGGTCGAGATCGATAGTGTCGCTCGCGGCGGTGATCGTGCGAGTCCCGGAGAGCTCCACCACGTCGGGCGGCGTGGGCTGGTCCGTGCGCAGATGCCAGAGGCCGGCCTCGTCGCACCAGAGCCGGAGATCGGCGCGTTGCAGAATCGGGGAGAGGTAGTCCCACGCGGTCGACCCGGTGCGCCAGGGGTTTGCCTGGATGTCGAAATCGGGGATGAGTGCAGCTGCCGGTACGTCGTCGAGCTCGGCGTCGATGTAGCCGAGAACCCACCGCACTGCCTTGTGAGCTCGGTCGGTCCCGGCCGGGGCGAATAGCTCTGGCACGGTATCGGAGGTGTGGGTGTGGTCGTGCAGCTTCGCGTCGACGGTCGCGAGCGTCAGCGTGACCGTGGCGCCCACGTGGTCGATCGTGCGAGCACGCAGCATCATCCCGACGAAGGCGCGCGCGGTCGCCTCGTAGGCATCGCCCGGATTGGACCACGACGAGAACAAGCTGCGGGACACGCCGCCTAGGTCGCCATACCAGACGCCACCGACACCGATGCCCCGATAGGCCAGGGAGAGCGCACTGAGAGGGCGCCCGGCCCATCGTTTCGAGAGGTCGCCGACCGTCAATAGCCGGCCGTAGCTCTGCCGGAGCGTGACGTCGACGAAATGGTCGACGGTCGGGTCGAGCGCGATGAGCTCCGCCGATACGGGGCACACGAGTGTGATCTGTCCGTAGGGTGACCACGACTCGTCGAGGATGATGGTTGCGGTCTTCGGGTCGAGAGGGAGATCGTCGCCCAGCAGGGCGGCGTCGAGCGTGTGTGATGTGATCTGCGATGCGCCGAGGATCATCCGGGGATCACGACTCCGGCGACCTGTTGGTAGTCCACGGCGACGATCCACCGCTTCTTGGTTTCGGGGTCGAGTGTGACGCCGATCTTGCCGGCGTCGGGGACGACGTAGCGCATCGTGAGCGCCGGCCGGTCGGTGTCCTGATAGGTGAACACCTCGGCGAGGCGGTGAGCCTCGGAGGCTTGCAGCGCTGCGGTCTCCAGGAGGAAGAACAGCTGGAGCGTGCCGGCCTTCGCGGCGGCCTCTCGGAGCGTGACTGCGGGGAGCGGGTTTGCGATGAGCGGGTGCAGCACGTTGCGGGATGCGTGCTCCCACGCGTATCCGAGGACGAGATCGGGGATGAGCACGAGGTCATCGGCGTAGGTGATGGTGACGGACATCACTCGACCTCCTGGCCGGGGCGCAGCAGCACGCCCACGCCGACGTTGTAGTCCCGATTTAGGAACAGGCTCAGTTGCCGTTCCGCCTGCGAGGTATCCACGGTCAGGACGATGTTTTGATTGGGGTTCACGCGAGCCTGTTGGTCGGCGATGCGCCCGATGGCGTCTGCCGTGTTGTCGGCCGCAGACTTGCTCTTTCCCATTGCCTCCAGGTACACCTGCGAGCGATCGACGGCCGATTGCTGTTCACTGTTCGTGCGGTTGAATTGCTTCTCCAGGAGCTCCAGAGCGCCGATCTTGTCGCCGATCTTGGCCGACTCGCGGCCGTTGACCTCGATGTACTTTTCCTGCTCGTCACGAGAGGCCTGTAGCGCCCGAACGCGGTCTTCCTCAACGCGGGTCTGAGCCTCGGTGTCGCCGGCCAACGCTCGGAGAGTGGTCGAGAGTGACGCGCCGGTCAGCTGGGCCGATTCCTGCGCGGCGGAGTAGGTCGCGACGGCACCCTCGGCGTTCGTCTGGATGGCCTGGATGGCCTCGCTGATGTAGTTCTCGCTGACGAAGCGGTTGCCCGACTCGATCATGTCGTCGTACATCTGCGACACGCGCTCTTCGGAGTCGGCGGCGCCCTGCTGGATGAGGGTGAAGGCCGCGCCGGCCGCGAGGCCGATGCCGCCGAATGCGAGACCGACAGGGCCACCTATCGCGGTGGCGAGGCCTCCCAGCGTGCCTTGGACGCCGTCGACAGCACCCTCGATGCTTCCGTCGAAGCTGGAAGCGACCTCCGCGAAGTTCTGTGCCGCTTCGTCTTTGAAGCTGGTGACCGCGTGCCCGGCGCGGTCGGTTCCGTCGGTGAGCTCGCGATCGATTGACCGCCCGGCGGACTTCGCCTCTCGGTCGATCACGTTGCCCAGCGTCTTGAACTCGTCGCCGGTGCGGTCGGTGGCGCGTTGTGCGTCTCGCATCGATGCTTCGAGCTTGTCGCCGGCCTTGTCGCCGTCTTTGGTGACCCCGTCGAGAGCCTTCGACACGTCCTCCAGCGGCTCAACGACACCGCGCGCGACACCCTGCGAGAACTGGCGCGTATCGGCTCCCACGCCAATGCTGATGCCCTTACCCATCGGTGCTCTTTTCGATCGTTTCGTGGAATGTGCGGACCGCCGTTTGCGCCCACAGGGCCGCAAGGCGGGGGATGATGTCGGCGGCGGCGGGAAACACGACGTAGCCGGCCTTCCTGCGGGGCCGCATCTGCCGTTGCGTGCGTCGAGTGACGGTGAATCGCTTCCCGTTCTTGGAGGTCGCCTGGTAGGTGGCTTTCGCGTTACGGTCGCCGCCGAACTCGATGCCGGCGTATCCCTCGGAGGGGCGGAGGCCGTGTGAGAGGGGCCGGCCGATCGCGGCCGACTTGAGCATGACGTTCTGGTCGGACACCTGCACCCGGGCGGTGGCCGCGAGCACGCGCTGCTCCGTGGTGCGCTCCGCGTTCTCGGCTACGGCCTTCTGCCACTCGGGCTGTGCGATCTCTTTCGTGCGTTGCCTGATCTCCTTCTTGAGCTCACGGTCGAATCCGCGCAGCGCGAGCAGCAGGGCTTGCAGCTGCGCGGATTCCCAGACCGAGATGCGCACGAGGGGTCAGGCTCCGCCGCTGGCTGCCGCGAACACCGGCTTGCCGTCGACGCCGCACGACACCGATGCGGTGCCGTAGGAGCCGACCGCGCCGCCGATCGCGCCGGGGGTGATGATGATCGTCGCGGTGATGTTCGGCCCGGCATCCAGGGGGAAGAACTTCGTGACGATGTGCTCGCCCTCGTGGTTCAGCAGGAAAATCGACAGGCTCTCGTCGGTTTCCCAGTCCTGCGCGTAGTCCAGCTGACAGACCCACGTCGCGACGCTCGTGTCGCTGTGCGACTCGCCATCCGCGCCGGTCCAGGTCTGGACGCTGGCCGAGGGAGTGAACGTCACGCCGGAGACGTGCGCCTCGTAGTTGTCGTCGCCGAGCTGGAGCTTGTAGTTCTTGAAGACGCGAGGCTTCACAGCGATGTCAGTCATGCGGGGTTTCCTGCTTTCTTGGAGGCTTCGAGTTGGATGTCGATGTCGTAGGCGAGGTTGCTGTCGTTGAACAGCACCTTTCGCGCTTCGGTCCAGAGGATGCCGAGCTCGTCGAGGGCGAAGGTCAGGCTGAGCACGTCGTCGTCGAGCTCGTCCTCGGCGCGGGCGGTGTCGGAGAGCGGCGAAACGATGGTGGCGGTCATGTCGACCTGGAGCGCTTTGATAGGCGCGGCGGGCAGCGGGCGGATCGCGCCCTGCTTGAACATGACGATGGTCTGGCTCAGCACGCCTACGTCGCGCTGGTACGGGATGATCTTCCACGTCTCCGGGATGATCGGCTTGAGGGCGGCGCGGAGGGCGTGCCGGGGTGCTTGCGAGGCGGGCATCAGCCGATCACCGGAACGTTGCTCTTGGGGTTGAGTCGCTGTTTGACGGCCCAGTCGAGCGGTATCGGGCGGATGACGAATTCGCCTTCGCCGGTTCCGCCGCCGGGGCCGACTGCCTGCGCGTTCCACGTGTTCTTCGTGTGGAGCAGCTGGCCGAGGCGGTGGCGGGCGAGGATGGGCCGGCCTTCCTCCCAGAGGTTGTTCTGCACGAGGTAGAACAGCACCTCTTCGAGTGCTGCGTTGACGACGAGCTCGCAGAGCTCCGCGTCGAGCGGAGCGTCGTCCCACACCTCGCGGATGGTGTCAGGGTCGTACCACTGGCCCTCGGGCATGCGAGCTCCTTTCGATGGTTGGACACGGGCGGCGGGGCATGGGGCACCCGCCGCCCGTGTTTGCTGACTAGGCGGTGGCGGCGGTGACCAGCTGGAGGCCGCGGGCGTCGTTGACGCTGGCGGACGCGTAGCCGAACGCGGCCTTGTCGACACCACCGCGGGCCAGGTCGAGGGCGTCGACCCGGATCGGCACGCCGGGGAGCTCGCGCACCGTGACGGCCTCGCGGGCACCGACCAGCACCTTGCCGGCGGGGATGCTTGCGGACGGGCGCAGCACGAACCCGGCCAGGTCGCCCTCCTGGAGGCCGAGCGCGGCGGTGAGGTAGCCCAGGACGTTGTTGTTCGGCGTCTTGAGCATCTGCTTGTAGAGGGCCGGCGCGAGCAGCGCGAAGGTCGGCAGGGTGCCCGTCGCGGCGAGGGCCACCGCACCGTCGATGACGGCGGATGCGGCGGAGCCGATGTTCGCGGTGCCGCCGGGCAGGGTGGTGAGCGCGTCGGCTGCGAGCGGGGTCGCGCCGGCGAGGATCGCGGTTGCGACCTTGCCGTCAGCCCAGCGGGCGTAGTCCTCGGTCACGGCCGCGGTGTAGGACTCGAAGAAGCCGGCGACGGGGAAGTCCACGAACTCGCGGGCGATGTCGTGGCCGACCGCGTAGCGCGACGCCGTGAACTCGACGGGCGCCACGCTCAGAACGTTCGAGGGCACGTCTTCCTTGTTGCCCTCCCAGTCGCCGCCCTGGGGCTTGGTGGTCCACTTGAACCCGGTCCCCTTGATGGCGGTGAGGTTCTCGTGGGCGAACAGCGGGAGCACCTGCTGCGTGTACTTCAGCGCGGTCCAGACCTCGCCGATCCACTGGGGCTGGCCCATGGTGGGGGCGAGGCCACCGACGCCATCGAACTTCACGTCGGACAGTGCCGCGAACAGCGTTGCGCCGTTCTGGCCCTGCATCTTCTCGGAGAACTCGGCGTCCGAGATGAACCCCTCGACGCGCTGGGCGTAGAGGGTGTTGACCTGGGCGAGGGTGAGACCGGGCTTCGCGCCGGTCGTGCGGGTCTTCTTGCCGGCAAGCAGCTGGTCAGTCACTTCGGATTCCTCTTCCTGTTCGGGGTCGGGGGTGGGGTCTTCGATCACGGTGGTTTCCTTGATCGTGGTGGTGTCGCCGTCCACTGTCGTGGTGCGGGTGGTGGTGCGCTTGTGCTTCACGCCGTCTTCGTCCACGAACTCATCCGAGAACTTCTCGGTTGTGGTCTTCGGTTCGCCGGCGGCGGGGTCGGTAGTGTCTTCTGCTCCCACGTCGGCGGCGAACAGGGTTGCGGACGGCCACGCTCCAGCCGGCACGAACGCGGCACCGAACAGGGTGCCGCCCTTGGCCTTGCCGCCCTCGATCACCACGTTCTTGATCTCGGCGGACAGGTTGCGGCGCGCCTTCGGGTTGTCCTTGTCCGCGATCTCGGCGAGCAGCGTGTCGCCCTCGGGGTTCTTGCCGACCAGGAACGAGGCGACGATACCGGCGGCGGTCTGAACCGCGGTCACGAACCGGGCGACGGGCTCCTCGCGGTCGTGCAGGCTGTTCGCGGCGAGCACGGTCACGTCCTTCGGGATGTCGATCACGTCGGGATCGACGGTGAACTTCCCCAGGTTCGTGTTGCCGAGCTCGCCGAACGGGAGCAGCAGACCCGACACCACGCGATCCTCGGTGGAGGCGTAGAGGGTGCCGGCTGTGATCTTGACGTTCGTCACGCCTTGGCCTCCTTCGCGGCCTTGCGCGCCTTGGACGACGACAGGGGGTTCCAGTCGTCGTCGCGCGGTTCGAGCAGGTAGCGCTCGAACTTGCGGGCCTTGGCGATGAGCACGTCGTCGGGCACGTTCGCGCCGGCGTAGTAGTTCGCCGCCGCGACGAGCGCAGCGGGCCGCGGGTCGGGCACGTAAGCGAACGCCTCCAGCGTCGCGAGCTCCTGCTCGTCGTCGGGGTCGGTCACAGGAGCCGGGTCCGGCGTCGGCTCGGGGGCCGGCTGCGGGGTGATGATGGCCGGGGGCGTCTTGCCGCCTCGCCCGGTGGGGATGGGTGCCGGCGTCTCCGTGGTGGCGTCGAGCTCGGCGGGGGTGCTGTCGGTCATTGGTTTAGTCCTCCACTGTTGGGCCGGTTGCTGCCGGCAGGTTGTACAGGTCGTACTTGTCGAAGCGGATGCGCTGCCCGCGGGGCACCACGTCATCCATCGACAGGCGCGCCTCGATCGGGGCCGTCCAGAACGGCAGGTCGAGCTCGTAGAACTGGTTCCGCTCGCCGTCTTTCGTGGTGTAGGTCAGCGAGTCGATGCCGCTGGTGCCGTCGAGCATCGAGGCCCGGACGTTCAGGAACGAGCCCACGTCGGTGCGGATCGCATTGCGGCCTTCGGTGAACAGGTCGACGGAGATCTCGCCTTCGACTTCGAGCTCGATCGAGGGAGGCGTGTAGCCGATCGCACCGTTGACAGAGCGACGCGCCTTCGACCAGGCGTCCACGAACCCTTTGACCTGCTCGTGGGTGAGCGAGTCGTCGGTCTGGTGCAGGTTGATGAGTGGCAGCGGGTTGCGCATGCGCCCGACCCACGCCTCTTCGGTGTCGCGAGCTCCGCGGAGCGTGCGGCGGGCGATGTTCAGCAGACCCTCGAAGGGGAAGTTGAACAGAATGAACTCGTCGGGCTTGAGTGCCCGGTTCTCGGGCAGATAGATCAGCTGGTTGTCGGTGACGGTCCAGTCCTCGGTGGGGCACCAGGCCGCGTTCAGCAGCGGGCCGCGCTTGCCGCCTTCCGGGATGGGGCCGCGCTCGGTGAGCCACAGGCTGTAGCCGTAGAAGATTCCGTCGTCGACGGTCCAGGTCATGCGCTCGTAGGGCGACACGATGCCGTTCGTGCGATACATCCACGTCGGCTGATCGGGTGCCAGCGCCTCACCGGCGAGGCAGCGCAGCGGGAACCCGGACGTGACCGAGACGAGCAAGTTTCGGGCCTTGGACACGGAGGGAATGCTGATCGCGTCGGCGCGGGTCAGGGGCAGGGACTCGGCGAAGTCGGAGCCGAAGAGCTCCGAGAGGCTGACCTGCGCGAGGCCGGCTCCCTCGCTGAACGGGGAGGCGACGCCCACCTGGCGGGGCGTGGCGAGCACGTCGAGTGTTCGCTTGCCGAGGCCGAGAAAGTCGAGAAATCCCACGACTGAAACTCTGCGGAGTCAGGGGGAACATTCCACGAATCAGCCGAGCAGATCGAACTCTTCCGGGTGCCGGCCACGGTAGCGCTTGAGCGCGTCGAAGGCGTTGCGCTCGTCGGGGTGGAACGCCTTCTCGTGGGCGTACGCGCGCAGGTGACCCTCGGCCATCGAGAGCGCGAGCGAGCTGTAGAACGGGTGGTCGTCGCACTGAATCACGACGGAGCAGATGTGGTCGTTGTCGAGTCGGATTGCCATCGTGGTTAGTCCCCCATGATCGGTGTTGCGTCGTCCTGGGGCCGGCTAAACCACTGGTCCCAGTTGCGGAGAGCGCGCACGCCCGCCATCAGTGGCGAGATGTCCCCGCCGTCTTTCGGTGCGTCGAACAGCCACACTCCGGATGCGTTGCGGACCTCGCGTTTCGCGGCGATGGTCATCGCGCCCTCGATCGGGTCGGGGTCGTCCTCGGCGTAGCTGATCTGCAGCGTTCCGCGTTCGAGGTCGCGCATGATCTGCACGCACCCCTTCGCCGTCTCGGTGTAGGTCTGCCGGCGCAGGCGTGGCTTCGGTCGCTTCGACAGCGCCTCCGTTGCGGTCGTACCCCCCTCGCCGAGGTCGTCATACGCCGTGGTCGAGGTGCGGTAACCCTTCGACAGCGCGACGAGCATCGTCGGCAGCCAGAGGGTGCCGGGGCCGTGCTCGATGGTCTCGATGAACGCGCGCCCTCGGTGGTCGCGCCACGCTGCGCACACCGCGGCGGATGAGCCGTTGGGCTTCACGTCGTAGCCGAACGCGACACGCTCGGGGATCGCCGGCCACTTCTCGAGCGGGCGGCGCGCCTTGATGATCTGCGCCGTCGGGATGACCGAGACTCCGAACGTCTCGGGCCAGAGCGACAGGTATTCGCGCGCCCACTTCGGCTTGTCGGGCATCTTCCGCCACCGCGCCCGCATCCGGGCCTCGGTGGTCAGCGTGCCGATGCCCGGATGCATGCCGAGCAGCAGCGCGATCGCGGTGTCTTCGTCCTTGATCAGCTGCCAGTCGACGTTCGGATCGACGGCGAAGTCGAGGCCGCCCATCGTCGGATCGTCGGCGCGGAGGTCTTTCAGCTGCGACCAGAGCGCGCCGGCCTTCACCTCGCCCGCCGTGCCGGAGACCACCAGCTTCGGTTCATCGCGGGTGTCTTGCAGCGGCAGGATGCCGGCGAGCAGCGCGTCGCCGTCCTCGACGGGGATGTCCTGGCCTTCGTCGACCCAGTTGACGTCGCCGGCCTTGCCTCGGTAAGCGGCGGGGTCGGGCTTGAGGATCACGAACGATGACCCGTTGTCGAAGTAGATGCCGGCGCGGGTGTTGCCGGTGAGGATGTCGAACCCGCGCGACTCGGAGACTTCCGGCGCATCGTCGTCCGCGTCGGGGGCCGGCGCGAGCTCTTCGCCGAACAGCGCGATCTGCCGCTGCACCGTCTTGGGCTTGGCCTTCACCTTCGGGCGGGCGAGGCGCATCCACTCGGGGCGGTCGTCGTCGGGCGGATTGACCCGATCGAGCATGTCGAGCTTCCACTCGTTGATCGCCTGGATGCCGTTGATCCCCTTCTGCGCCGAGAACGTCACCTTGTAACGGGGGCGGCTCACGCATCGGCCCAGGCACCATCCGAGGATCGTTGTCGTCTTGCTGCTGCGGCGGGGCATCTCGACGACGGCCTGCTCGTGCTTCGCGTTCAGCGCGTCGGCGACGAGCAGCTGCTGCGGCTGGATCGGATCGAACGGGATCGGGCGGGCGCGGAGCTCGTCGATCGCGGCCTGATCGTCGAGGTCGACGAGCTCGAAGCCGAGCAACGCCATGCCGGCCAGGAACTCGCGGCGGAGCTCGGGCGTATCGTCGGTTTCTCCGAGCCACATCGGCGAAATCCCGCGGGCTTTGGTCTTTTCCCAGAGCTCGTTTTGTTGGGGAGAGAAAGTCGTTCTGCCTACAGGCGGAGGTACGGATGAGTCCTCAAAAGCGACCGCCGATGCGGTCGAGCTCACGGGTGGAGCTCGGCGTTGTGCAGCTGCGCCCCGACTGCCGCGCCGAACCCGTTCAGCTGGGTGCGGCCTTCATGGCATGACTCGCACCACCAGCCGAACTCGATGCCCAGCGTCGGGCGAGTGTGGAACACAACAGCGCGGCCCGAATCCAGCGACGCCGGCCTCGGTAGTTCTCCTGCTCCTGCTCGGTCTTCCGCTTTCGGTTCGTCAGTGCGGCGCCCACCTTCCCGCCGGCCACCTGGTTGCATCGCTTCTTGCACCACGGGCACATCACGTGCGCCGGCCCGGTGTTCTCGTACGTCGGTGCCCCGCCGTCCCACGCTCCCTGTCGGTGCCCCACCTGCCACTCCATCTCGGGGGTTACGGGATGCGGGCAGTCCGTGCACCGCTGCGGCAGCGTCGCCGCGTGCAGCTTCCTGAGCTTGGGGCTGTGCGTCGACCACTTCTGCGCTCGGTGATGCTGGCTCAAGGTTGCTCCGATGATCGTTACTGATGACGGATCGCGCGTTACTGATGACGGATCGCGCACCCTCCAGGCGAGTGAGTGCGACGGTGACTGCCCACATCAGCCACATGGCGATAACGAGCAACACGAGAACCCAGATCGGCGCATCGTCGAGCATCAGTTGCTCCGCTCGCGGGCGAAGGCACGCTTCGCGGCCATCGTGTCGCTCGGCTTCGGAACGCGACGGGATGCGCGCGACTCGTGCTCTGCATCCATCCGTGCTGCTTTCAGCGAGTCGAGGAGGCGGCGACCGGCTGCGATGAACAGCAACCCCGTGTCGGCGTCTGCCTTGCCCTGGTCTGAGAGGTCCGCGATCGCGCGCAGTTGCCTCGCAGTTTGCTTGCAGAGGCTCATCTCTGCTGCCGTGTCAGCCGACCACATCGCATCGACGTACTCGTCGGCAATCTTGCGCAGCACGGTCGGCACCTGTGCCTCGTGCTCGGGGCGGCTGTTGATGGTGATGGACGGCTTCATGCTCGGACTCCGATCGGTGGACGCTCGAAGCATCGAGTGCACGCGCCCGACCCTCCGAGCTCGTGGGTGGGGTTGTCGGGGTGTTGCCAGTCGCCGGGGCATCGCTCGGCGTACCAATCGCGCAGCGGCTCAGAGGGCGGCCCGAAGGGCTCCTCGTTGCTCTCGCTCGCGTTTAAGTTGGTGAGGTTCTTTGAATCTCTATTGGAGTTAACCGTTCCCTGGTGGTCAACAGCTGTCTCCCCTGTGGATAACTCTGTCTCCCCGCTCGCGGGGGCTGTGGGAAACGGTGTCTCCCCGTCCCACTCGGGGAGCTCTGGCTGCGCAAACTGCTGGCGGAAGCGGAAGTTCAGGTCGTACACGACAGGGCGCTTATCGGCCCTCAGGTGGGCGACGTACAGCTGATCGCCGGGCTGGATGAGGTGGGCCGACTGGAGGTCGTTCAGCGCGCGCTGGATGCTGCGCGGGGTGACGCCGAGCTCGCTCGCCATCACCGCCTTGGTGCGGAACGCGCGCTTTCCCTCGGGGTCGGCGACGTTCGCGAGCTTGAGCAGCACCCGCATCGGCAACGCTCCAACGCTGGAGGTCTGCGTGAGCGGGATATCGTAGGGCAGCGAGTCGACCCAGGCCGACGCCTGCCAACTCACAGGGTTACCCACAATGTGGAGAACTTGTTCATAACGTGCAGGATTGCGGCATTACGCACGCATTCTCGGATTGATCGCGGCGTGTCGATATTTCGACACGATGCCCGCTAATCTGAGCGCATGACGATGTTTGACAGCACGACGTGGACGCTCGGCGATCGCTTGAAGAAAGCGCGCTTGATGGCCGGCCTGGATCAGGCAGAGTTGGCGGCGAGGATCGGGGCCTCTCGCACGTCTCTGAGCAATTACGAGACGGGAAAGACAGAACCCACAGTCACGACGTTCGTGCTGTGGGCTGAGGCCACCGGGGCCACGCTGGAGTGGCTATCGGAAGGTGTTGTGCGCCCTAAGGGATTCGAACCCCTGGCCTTCTGATCCGTAGTCAGACGCTCTATCCAGCTGAGCTAAGGGCGCATCACGCGGAACTAATGCTCCGCACGAACATCAGAGCCTAGCACGCCCC